GGTTCTTCGTTACTTGGTATGGTTCGATAGGGGGGCATAAATCGACTAAATCCTTATCTGGCAAGAGACTTAATTGATTAGTTCGCTCTAGAGCAAAAACAATTGACAAAAATCGCTAAATGCTTTTCTATATAAGGGTTCCATCCCTTATAACCCCCGTCCATTGCATAACAATTACCGAAGAGCCTTTTATGTATTATACTTCTTAATTTTTTATTTGGGTAATTAATTTTGCATGACTACTTAGCGAACGTCTAACATGAAAAACGTGCTACCGTGTTATTATGATAGTCTCATTCAGGAATACAGCTACTAAAAATATTTTCAATGGTGAGGATACCAAAAAAGCACGGAAAACCTGCCCTAGAAATTTATGGAACGTGGTGCGACGGAAACTGGATTTAGTCGATTCGGCAACTTCGCTAGATGACCTACGCATTCCACCCAACAATTGTTTGGAAGTTTTAGTCGGTGATCGGCAAGGTCAGCATAGCATCCGAATCAATGATCAGTACCGTATCTGTTTTATCTGGACTATAAACGGTCCAGATAATGTTGAAGTCGTTGATTATCATTCCAGTTAAAAAAGGAGTATAAACATGGTTCGCACACCCACCCATAGAAGACCCACCCATCCGGGTGAAATGCTGAACGAGGAATTTTTGAAGCCGATGGGCATCACACAGAGTCAACTCGCTGATGCGATTGGGGTTCCTTACCAGCGAATTAATGAAATTGTCAACCGTCGCCGGGGGATTACCCCTAGCACCGCTTTAAGACTTGCTAAATACTTCCAAGTCTCTCCTGATTTTTGGTTGAATCTTCAAACCCGATTGGATTTGTTTGACACTAAACAGAAAGAGGGGGAACAAATCGAGAAAATTCTTCCGCCCGCTACAAGAGTAATTACAAGCAAGCCTATTGGAGTCGGATAAAACGAAAAACTTGTATCGCATCTCAAAGAGAAGCTTCACTCAGTTGAGAATGCTTTGGGTTCTTAACAATTCTTAATGTTTCGATAATAAACCTTTTCGCAAGATGAACAGTAACCTTGTACCACTTAACTCCAAAGTTTCTCACTTAACCCTGGTTCCCCCTAACACCGATTGGGAGAGGGTTTTAGGTGATTGGTTGAATACTAAGCGAAGCAATCACACGCGGCGTGTGTACCAAAAAGATATTGATAATTTTCTCGCTGATCTGGGTACGGAATTGGGAAAATTCCTATCACTTGATCGCCATGGTGCTTATGCCCTAGTTTCCCGCTATAAAGGGGATTTACTCCAAAAGGGGTTAAAATCAGCAACGATTAACCGACGGTTAGCCGCTATCAAGTCATTAGTCTGTTTTGCTTATAATTGCGGTCACTGTGAATTTATGTTAGAAGCGGTCAAGGGTGAGAAGCTGTCAGCTTATAGAGATACTTCCGGGGTTGACCCGGAGACATTCAAGCGAGTGCTAGGGGGGATTGACCGGGGAACATTAAAAGGTATCCGTGATTATGCCCTCTTGATGCTTCTTTGGAGTAATGCCCTAAGACGGTCCGAAGTGTCAAAAGCCAATATCGCTGACTTTGACCCGGTAGCTAAAACCCTGAGAATTTACGGTAAGGGTAGGGGGAATCAATCAGAGATTGTCTCTCTTGGCAGTGGCACGGTCACGGCGATTGAGTCTTGGCTGTCAGCAAGGGGTGAGACTAACCCCGATAAGGCCCTGTTTTGTTCTGTGAATGCCGGATACCGGGACGGCCGCCTATGCACTCAAGCTATCTACAATATTGTTAAAGAACGCTGTCAGGATGCCGGCATAACTAAAACTATGTCACCCCATAGGGTACGCCATAGCAGTATCACCGCCGCGCTTGAGGCTACCGGGGGGGATGTTAGGAGGGTCCAGAAGTTATCGAGGCACTCTAGCTTGAATACCCTTTTAATTTATGACGATAACCGTAAAAATCATCAGGGAGAGGTGACAGATATTTTAGATAGTCTAATTTAACCCAAAAAAAGACGGGTTAACCCGTCTTTTTGTAGTTAATAATTTTAACTAACTAAAGCATCCAAGACCCCAACGATAAAACCAGAATAACTAGAGTATTTACTCGCTTCGATGCTTACGCTTTCTTGATATTTCTTGGGTAGTATATTGGCAAGATCGTGGACTAAAACCCGCTCCCAATCGCCAGATACAGCCTTTGATAGTTCGGTTAGGTTTTCCCAATCACTATCACTCAGCGTTAGGGTTTTGCCGAAAAGACAACCCTGATTATATGCTGTTTTGGTCATTTTTTATGCTTAATAATTGTGGCATGATCGCAATCAGTTAGCTCTCTGAGTGATTGCCTATCTTCTACCCAGCCAGACCCTAATTTTTTAATGACCCAATATTATCATAGTTTTGTTTGCCGTAAACAGAAAATCAGTTAGCGGTATGACACTTCTCAAAGTGTCCATCTTGGCTAGACAGTGACTATACAATTGGCTATCCTATGAATAGACAGATAGACAAAAAGGATAGACAACTATGGCACGCGATAAACTAATCACAATCAGGATCGAAGGGGACAAAAGACAAGCTTTTGGGGACTTGGCAAAATCCCACAACACTGATACGGCCTCACTTCTATATGATTTTATTAATCAATGCCTAGACGGTAGGATAGACATTAAGCTAGTCACGGGTAAGGGGAACCGGATAGACAAGATAGACAATCAGATAGACAGCAATCGGATAGACAAATTAGAGACGGATACTCAAAAGATAGACGAACGAGTAGGCAGTATAGCCAAAAAACTTAACGATTGGGTAGAGGCTTTTGATGATCGCCTAAATGATTGTGATCAAGGATTAACCAACAGAATGATCAGCTTGGAACACAGGCTAAATGCTCTCGCTTCTCAATTGGATAGTCAAAGAATAGACAGCGAGATAGACAGTATAGACACAGATAGTCAAAAGGATAGACAAGGGGAAAACCCCGATATGGGAACCGTTGCCACGGTTGAGACTGTTTATACCGTTGAGACTGCCATAAATACTGTAGAGGCTGTCACAGAAATAGATGAGTCTGTGGATGAATCAGGCAATTCCCCCCTTCCCAATCAGGAAAATGTAGAGACTGCTGATACTGTGGAACCAATCTCATTAATAGATGAACTGGTAACGGGATCGATCGGTCCCGTTCCGGGTGAAACTGACTCAATTGAATCAGTAACGGGTGAGGGTACAGTAAGCAACCGACAAGGCTTAACCAATGACCAATTAAGTAAAAAGATAGGCATACCAACCTCAACTATCGAAAAGTGGAAGGGGAAAATTCGCGAAGGGAAAGAAATCACGTCAACAAAATACCCTAAATTTTTTAAACAGTGGACACTTAATCTTGCTGATAGCCTTTGGTATGAAGTCTAATCACTTCGGTTCTTCGGTTTTTGTTATGCAATGGACGGGGGTTATAAGGGATGGAACCCTTATATAGAAAGGCATTTGGCGATTTTTGTCAATTATTTTTGATCTAGAGCGAACTAATCAATTAAGTCTCTTGCCAGATAAGGATTTAGTCGATTTATGCCCCCCTATCGAACCATACTAAGTAACGAAGAACCATCACTTCCCAGTAGGAAAATGCCTAATATTAAGTCCTCAAGAACAACGAGATAGCTCTTTTAGGTTCTGTGTGATAAGTTTAACTTACATAGGATCGATCAATTTTTGTGTACTTTGTGTCTTTGTGGTTCATTCCACCCCCTCGCTATGAAGAATGTATCTTAGAATACATTTTACCTACCAAACCCAAGAGAACCACAAGATAAAGAAGTACGGTGAATACAGCATCCATCGCCTAGTTCTAGAGGCTTGGGATTCAATGAAATAATCAAATAATTTCTTATTTTTCTGAAAAATTATGTACACAGACGAATTAATTCAAACAATTTTTGGTGAAGATGCCTTAACGTATATCAAAAATAAAAATAGAGGAGGAACCAACAATAATAAAGGAAAAGAATACGAGGATTTTTTTGCCATATACAAATTGAGCGAAATAGCTAAACAGATAGTTGAAGAAGGCATTGATGCTAAATTTTTTAGTCAACTCAAAACTTTTGTAGATGATTTAGTAATTGATTTTCCAAAATTACGAATACATTATCAATTAAAAAACAAAGAAAAAGGTATTTCTTGGGGAAATTCCGATACATTAAAATCTATCGCTTATGATTTTTACTCGCAGTACAGAATTAATGAAACAATAAAGTTAGAAGAAACTCAATTATGTTTAGTTACCAACAACAAAACACAACAAATTCATCTTAGTAAAACCATTCCTAGCGAAATAAAAAACTACACTTCTGTATTTTATTTTTATTATTCAAAAAACATAAATGAAATAATAGAAGCAATGCCTGATTTTAAGGAATCGATAAGTTATCTATCTGCTTTTGACAAGCCTGAGCCAGACAAAATCGAATGTGTTGCGACCGTTTTATTGGGAGCTTGGTATTCAATAGATACGTCAGAAGTTTCGGTGAGCGAGCTTTTACACAAAGCCCAAACTACCCAGCCATCATACATCCGATTGTTTAGTTCGGATATTGAGCTAGATCCAGGAATGCGAAGTATTTTGGATCGGATTCCCAGATTCCAGTATAATGTCTCTAAGGGATTTTTGCATTGGGATTATGCTGATGGTTTAGATACGGGAACCATATATCATGATATAGAAAGTTCAAATTTCAAAAAAATTCAAGATTTAATCAAGCAATTTCAGCCCACCTCTTTTGAAGACTTGGAGAAGTTTTTAATATGACCAGACAAACATCTAATTTTGTTAACAATGATCGCACAATCCTTACCTACCTTGAAATTTTAGCAAATAAAAGTATTGAACCTGAAAGGTATCGTGAAGTAATGGAACAACTCGGTAATAAGCTCGGGCAAATAATTTTAAATAGAGTTATCGATAGCTCACCCCATAGCCTATATTTAGCCTCTACCGTTGAAGATGCTGATTTTTTAGCAAAAGGCATTATCCTACAGTTAGAGAACCATTTTTCTAACATAGGATATGCTTGTTTTTGGAACAAAAGATTTTCTCCTTTTGGAATTAGCGACTTAAAAGTAGCTCCAATTCTAAAAAAATATCAGGAACCCAGCCCCAGCAATATCGATTATTTGATTATTGTTAAGTCTATTATTTCTGGAGCTTGCGTAGTCAAAACAAACCTTGTCAATTTAATTCAAAAAATTAATCCAAATAAAATTTTAATCGTAGCTCCAGTAATGTATATTAATGCAGAAGAAAAATTAAAAATTGAATTTGAACCAAAAATATCTAATAAATTTGAATTCATATATTTTGCAAAAGATGATCAGCGAACGTCAGACGGTGAGGTGATACCTGGCATTGGCGGCTCTGTGTACGAAAGGCTTGGTTTTCAAGGACAAGATGACAAGAACACTTATATCCCAGAACTGGTTCGCTCTCGACGAGCTAGATTAGTCAGCGCTTAGAATTTTTTATAAGGTTTACTACCCTAAACCCACCAAAATAAAACATATTGACAAAATCAAAGACTTGACTTATAATAAAAAGCTACAACAATTAAGGTCACAATATGTTTGATATAGGTAAATACTTAGAACTATTAAAACAATACCCACCTCGTCCTATTCACAACAAGGAAGAGTTAGAAAACACGGAAAGAGTTAGAAAACACGGAAAGAGTTATTAGTTCTTTTTTAGATAAAATTTACTTGACAATAGAAGAAAGAGAGTATTTATGTGTTTTAGGAGCTTTAATCTATGAGTATGAAGAAACATACAACGTAATACCTGATATTTATGGAGTTGAGCTATTGAAATTTTTGTTAGAACTAAAGAACTTGCAAAAGCAAGACTTATTATCTATTTTTGAGGATCAATCAATCCTAGATGATATTTTTGATAGACAGCGAGAGATAACAGGTATTCATATTCAAAAATTAGCCGATTTTTTTAATATCTCTCCTGCTTTGTTTTTTCCTAAATAGGTTAAGGGTTGATGGCCGAGCGGTTAAGGCAACGAACTCATAATTCGTCTTAGGTAGGTTCAATTCCTACTCAACCTATTAGAATAGAAAAAATACTTACTTTATTTAACCCGTGGCTAACTTTCTTATACCCGTAGCAATAGGGATCGGAGCTAACTTATTATTATCTCTATTTGCCCCTAAACCCCCTACTCAACAAAAAGGGAAAATTGAGGATACTGGTGTTCCCGACGCTGAATACGGCAGAAGCCTATCCTATCCTTTTGGAAAAGTAAGAAAAGAAGGACTAACCATGATGTGGGGGGTTCCTCTTAAAGAAGTCGTCACGTCTGAAAGGCAAGGAGGTAAAGGTGGTGGTGGCGGGCAAACTACCGAAGTTTACACCTATTTTTTGACAGCCGCTTATCCAATTGCTAGAAAAATTGGCTCTGTTAGAAGGGTTTGGATGAACAGCGTCCTTGTTTACAATTCTGAAACTAATGACGAAAAAAGCTTAAAGTTTATTGAATATACAACTATTTATACTGGGAACCAAACGACACCATCTTCTGTTATTCAATCAGAAGAATCCAATCCAGTGCCTGCTTTTACTGGAATGTCTTTTTTGCTTTTTAATAGTTATCCAATTGCTAATTACGACGGTACTGGATTTCCTACTATTGATATTGAGGTAATTGGAGAAAGTGGAGAAAATCCAAAAATAAAAGATATTCTAAAAACTATTTGTAAATTAGCTGGTAGAACAGACAATCAAATTGACGTAACTGACATTCCGAATAGTTATCAAATCAGAGGGTTTGATTTATCGTATGACGGGACATCTTTTGCTGATCAGTTAGAAGAACTTATGCGAGCTTTTTTTATTGTAGCAAGGGAGCCAAAAGATAAAATTATCTTCAAAAGACAAGAACAATCATCTGATCCTATTTTTATCCCTAAAAGTTCTTTTGGGTCTAAAAAATTTGGAGAAAATCCTATTGACCTTAATGAGAAAAAACTGACTCATTTCAGGGAAACTCCCAGTGCCGTTACAGTATCTGGATTGAATGTTTTAAAAAATTATGAGACTATTACTGTATTAGCTAGAGACCCGTCAGATATTCATGTAAACGAGCTTAGTTTTCAAACTAAGCTAATAGATATAGATGTGTTTTTTATGAATATTGCTTCAAAAATTCTTTTTTTAGGAAAAACACAATCAAAAACTTTTTCAAAAATGTTTTTATTGCCAGCGTGGGAGAATTTAAAAGTTGGGGATGTAATCTTTACTAATGATAATAACAATTATCATCAAGAATTACTACAAATTACAAAGAAAGTAAGAGGAGTGAACTATTTAATCGAAATTGAAGCTACTCGATTTCAAGGGGTAGGATATTCACCAGATATCCCTATAGATAACGAATTTCCACCAGACAATAACACTCCTCGTCCCTACGGACGCGCCGAGGCTATTCCTATTGAATGCCCAATAGTTGATAGCCGGGACACAGATATAGGGATTTATGTGGCAATTGCAGGTAATTCTAGTTTTACCAAGGGAGCATTATTTTATTCTGATAATAATGGGGCAAGCTATAATTTTGCTGTTGGCAATATTGGCAAGAGCGTAACTGGTACTGTATTAGGCTTCTCACCAAATTTTAACAACGCATCTCCTAGTTTTATTGATAAACTAAATTGGATACGAGTAAGTATGAATTCGGGGCAATTAGAGCCAGTTACCCTTGAAACATTTTTATCAGGCAAACAATTAGGCTGGTTTTCTACTGGAGAAATCATAGCTTTTAAAAATGTTACTATTGTGTCTAACAATCCTTTAACATTTGATATTTCATATACAATTCGTGGGGTCAAGGGAACCGAACCAGCTATTTCTAAACATATTGTAGGAGAAAAATTCGTGCTACTAACTAATTATTTAGTTCGATTGCCTTTAAATCTTTCTGATATTAATCGAGAATATTTATTAAAAATAGTCCCTAATGGACTACTCGAAACTGATATAGAAGAGGAAGCTTCTCACACAATCACCTTAGAGGGATTAAAGCCTTTTCCTTGTGCTGTAACAAGGGAAAAAGATAACAACGATTTAACTATTACTTGGTATCGACGGACGCGGTTAAACGGTCGCTGGATTGACTACATTGATATTGCTTACGCATCAGGGGAACTAGATAGTTATGCGATCAAAGTTTACGACGGAGCCACAATAAAACGGGAATGGTCGGTAACGTCAGCCCGGAGCGTTGTTTACACGGAAGCGCAACAAATAGCCGATTGGGGGTCAGTCCAATCGGCTTACACAGTACGGGTTTTTCAGAACTCAAGTTACCCAGTGCCTTTTAAAGAATCACTGGCAACGATTATTTGATTGGAATCAAGACCATTATCGCCTGACATAGTGGGATTAGCGAGATGTAATTTTAGGGGCATAATTACAAGCTATTTCTCACAAAATTGAAGATAATGGAATATGTCGTTATATTTCTCATTCATTCTACGAACCCAAGCTTCAAGAGTAGCTATTTCGCTATAATCAAACCATTTTCCGTGTCCAGATAATTCTTTTTCACGATCTATGTTCTGCCAGTCAATTTTGGAATAATGCCACGCTATTCTAACTTTTTGAGTTTTTCTCGACTCTTCTAATAAATCATTACGACCCATTAGCATTTTTTCATTTACCATTGTTTTACTCCTATTAATGATTGTTTGCTGATAACTGATATTAAGAATCACAATCAAATAATTCTACAGATATGTCACACATAGTGTAGTCAGAAATGTGAGTAACGACAATATCTTCAGAATTAACCAAAGGGTGATCCCACCCTTTGGGAGTGATTACTTGTAAAGCAACAAACTCCTCTATTTCGTCCCAATTAACGTCTAAAAACAAGTTTTCTTTAGATATTAATTGACGACCACATCCGTGGTGTTTTACTAAATTAATCACTAAGTCGGATAATTTAGTTGCTCTTTCTGTATTCTCAGCATAAGATGCAATGGGAACATTTATACGCATCTTATCGTAATAATTATCGGTTTTTTGCCCTTCACTTAGCCAATAAGCTCGCTGAATATCTGGGCGATCATTTTCGATGTTGTACATAATAAATCTTTTTCCCCTACTAAAAGCTTCGGGGTATCCCTAATAGGGATTAAATAAAGCGCACGCGACTACGACTATAGTACATAGTTTCAATTCCTATTAGGAGTTCTTTGTGCGATTAACTCTAATATACCCTGCATTCCTAGCCCGTGAGAGTTAGATTGTACTACTATCCCAATTGTCCCAAATCCAAGCATCAAATTTTTTACAAATCAATAAAAGAGCATGAGTATTTACTGTAGGATTCAAAGTTTTCATCTTTCACAAAACCTAATGCTTGTTTAAAAGCTTCTTCTTTAGTTTCATACTTCGAGATAAATTCATTGTTCCAAAAAAACTGAATTGTCATGATTTCTCCTGTTTTTTCCCTACTTAACCTTCTTCGAGTTTACTGATAACTGAAAACTGATTACTGATACTCTACCCACCCTCCCGTCGTGGATTTTCCGTACCCGCCCTCTTCGGCTTCTTTTTCAGCTTCTCGTTGCTCCCGGCAGATTTGCTGGGAGTCGTGTTTTACATCCAGTAGTCCCTTGAAGCAGCTTGCTCCAGAAAACGCTGATTTAGTGGTATCCGGCTTTAAACACCAGTTAGGATTGGTGCTATGGATTTCTTCCAGTCTTTGCCAACAGGTTTCGGTTAGGGGGTGAACTACCCCTAATCCTAGCTCTAGGTAATAGTCGGGGGTTTCCTTTTGGAAGCGCCCGACTTCCTTTCTTGTCAATCCCGTTAGTTCGCTTTGAGCAAACTGCTCTAAATCTTTCCACGAAATCGAACAATGCCCTTTCGGGGTCACTTCATGAACCTCGATGGCGCCACTGCGATTTTCCAAAACTGCAGTTCTTACTTTTTCTTTCAGAGTTTTCATTTGATTTGTCCTCTTGTGTTTTGCTTACTTTTCTAATATAGATCGAATCTCTCGATAGGTGTTGGCGGAGTATGACAGTTTATCAAGTGTCACTATAGGTACTTTTGTATCAAATATATCTACTGTTCTTTTGTAACCAGATTGTTAATAGGGTTATCGACAATCAAAATCCTTACAGGGACTGGGTTCTAGACTTTGTAGATGCCGTTGATGCTTTATAGAGGAAAAATAAAAAGGAAAGAATAATAAACAGACTGGACAATAAGAGAGGCAAGAAAAAACAATATTGGGGGATAGTGATAACAGTATTAACAAAGCCTGAAACCTATATATATCAATAGTTCCATTGTAGATACCTTTATCTACAATCTATTTACAATAATAACTTAGTTCTTTTGTACTATTATTTTTTGTAAGTTTTTTGTAAGTTTTTTTTCTTAAAAGTCTTGACAATTCTAGCAATTTACTATAAGATTGTATTAATCAAGTTTTAGAAGAGAGATGCTTATTACCCATATCTCGGTAGATTATAGTCAGAAAGTCAATCTTGGTAACTTTGAGTCTGTGAATGTCAGTATAAATATTCACGCAAAACCAGAAGAAGGCGAAGACCCCGACGCTTGCTATGAATTTCTTTTAAATCAAGCGCAGCAAGTGGTTATGTCGAAGCTTCAGGAAGTAACTGAAGCTCACAATGTTAATTGTCCCAGCATTACTAAGTATTTTACTGGTAAAGAAATAGATGAGTTTCCTTCCTCTATTTATTCTGAATTACATAAAAACCTTCCATTTTAGGAGTAAAACAGTGCCTATTAAATCTTTAACGACAAGACAAGCTCGATTTCCTCTGCTAGGGAAAATTCGCAAGGGGGGAGAAAAACAAGAAAACTCTAAAAAACCTGGTTCCGATCTAGATTATTTTAGAATTGATTCTGATATTCAAGGAATCAACGAAAAATTTACCGCTATTTACGGAAAAGAGCCTAAGCAATTAGATTGCTTGTTACCTTTTCCTTATACAGATCAAGTGTTTCCTTGCTGGATGGAAGAGTGGGGAGCTACAGGATTAGTTTCTCGGTGCGATGAAGAAAAGCAACATATCTATCAACAAGCTGGTAAAATAATTGCCACTAATCCGATCCCATGCAAACGGCAACAAAACACTGACGGAAGCTATTCAGGGTGTAAATGCAAGCAAGTCGGTCGATTACAGATTGTCTTGCCTAAATTAGGTGAACTAGGATACTTTGAAGTCGAAACCCATTCAAAGTGGGATATTATCGGACTAACAGAGCAACTACTAGCTATTGAAACATCGGCTGGTAGT